GTTAATAAAATAGGAACTTCACATCCAACTAAATACCAACCCCGTTTACCAAAATAACCACCTCGTTTTTTCTTAATAAAATTTAAAATTTCTAATCCATCGCTATAGAATTCTTTCATTTCAGCAGGATCAGAAAAATGTACTTTTTTATTTGACTTATAATCTTTTAAATATGTTTCTTTAAAACGTTCTTCAAAATATTCCTCTATATTAATTCGGTCAGCGGCCGCACCACTTTCATTGTATATAGTTGTTATATAGTGTTGTAATGCCTCGTGAAGTGCTGTTCCGAATGTCATATGGATAGAGGATTCGGATGTATAATAACCGTCTCTATATTGTAGTGCCCACTTACGTGGGCAACTCAAAAACATAGACATCTGGCTGTAAGAAATCGACTTTTCAAAAGCATAATTGATTTCTTTAAGTGGGTGTTTTTGTATTTGTTTTACAATGGCTGGAATTTTTTTCTTTTTAGCCACCTAGTGTTTTTTTTAATTTTTCAAGATAAAGAATAGCATCCATTAATTCTTCTTGAGAATTTACAATCCATTCTACTACTGTAAAATCATTACGATCTAAAGTATTATTATACTTTTGATAACCCATTTCAGCCCGTGAATTAAATTTATCTATAACTGATTGTACAATAGAATCAGGTATAAATGTTTTTTCTTTATATTGTAACGCTGATTTATTTAAAGCCTCATAAAAAGTATCAGTATAGATTGGTTCATCTGTAGTAGGGATACCAGTATGAGTAACGTTGTAAATATCTTTATTTTTTGTCATTTTATTTCCTTTAATAGTTTTTTCCTTTGTTTTTCATCTACACCTGATTTTTCTAAAATATCATCTACTCCTTCTTTTTTAAGAAGATAAATATATTCTTCGGCTTCCCTAAATGAAATAGAGTAAAAATCAGCAACATATTGTAGTAAGTCATCACTTATTTTATTACGTGATCCTTTAATGTATTTTAACCATACATTACTTTTAGGAATTATACTACAATAGAACTGATATATTTTTTCTTTATCATTTTGAGGAAGTAATTGAGCATGATTGGCTACCTCCACATATGGTTCGTACATACTAATGTACCTATGAATCATATATGGAGCAAATTGTTTATGATCCTCTTCGGTAAATGAGGACCATGGTTTTTTATCACCATTAATTTCTTTTAACCAATCAAATATTATCATCCGCCGTATTCTTCTCTTAATTCTTTAGGTAATGTTTCAAGTAAAATTTCACCTGATTCTACATCATAAAATACTGAAATTGGGATAAGAGCATCCTCATCAGCACCTACTACAAATTTAGATACTTTACGAATAATAACTCCTTGGCTCCAAATTTTACCTCCATTTGGTGTTTCCACTGAGGTTGTTTTTGATAGGTCAAGATTTAATTGTGGTTGTTGGTTTTTCATAATATTTTATTTTGTTTAATTGTTTCTATAATTTTGGATGTAGAGGCCATAAAGTTTATTTCTAAATCTAGTTTAAAATTAGACTGATATAATCCTTCATTGATAATAATAGCTATTTGACCCTCACACCCAACAGCATATTGGTGTATAGTGTCATATAGGTGTTTATAAATGTCTTCAAATAAAGATACACCATTGTCCGCGATTATCTGTCTAATGTTGTTAAATGTTTTACTAGATGGCTTTTTTAATTCATCTACTATTTTACTATTAACATCCTCATTTTTAACTAATGTAGAAGGAATTACTAATTTATTATCTACAACATATTTTTGACAACTATTAATAATTTTTCTAAAATCAGGATAAGAACTGTTTACAACAGTAACTAAATCCTCAATATTAAATTCAATACCCTCTTGCTCTAAAATTTCATATACATTCTTTGCTACTATCTTTCTAGATGGAGGAATTAGTTTAAACTCTTGTAATCGACTTCTAAGAGGTGGAATTAATCGTTCAGGATAATTACCTGTTAAAATAAACCTGGTTGTTAGACTATATGTTTCAATCATATTTAAAAGCAATACTTGAGATGCTTGTAGAATATGAGTTGATTCATCTAAAATAACAATCTTTAATGGTTTAAAACTACGGGTAGAGGCAAATGATCCTACTTTATCTTTAATATCATCCATACCCCTGTTCTCAGTGGCATTTAGATAAATAAAATCACAATCAATATTATTGACTAATATCTTTGCTAAAGTAGATTTACCAGAACCTTGTAGACCAAAAAAACCTAAGTGAGGAATATCTTGATTAGTTAGAAATTCTTGTACCTTTTCTCGAATAGATTCTTCACAAATATAAGTATCTAATGATGTTGGTCTAAATTTCTCAACCCAAATAGTATGTTTAGAATTCATATTCACCGTATATACTTAATTTCTTTGGTTGCGGTTCTTCAATTATATGTTCTTCAACCCCAATAGCATATAACTTACTATCTAAAGGAGCTAATCTAAATTCACAACGATTACCTGTTTCCTGAAAATATGCCTCTAAAGCATCGGTTAATGATTTATACACAGTATTGGGATCTGTAATCAGTTTCCAAGAATCCCCTGGAGCTAGTCTTGTAGCAATTAACACATTATTTTCTATAACTTCTTTTTTCATAACTTAATTTGTTCTTTAAAATAGGGCAATAAAGTCTTATAGGGATAATTTATTACTACATTATCTGCTTTCTGTAAACCAAAGTACAAATTATGGTACTCATGGACAGCATTAGGAATAAAAAACACTTCAACAATGGTATAATTCATTTCTCCCATAGAAATGGTTTTACCTATAAGACTTACTGCATCCTGCATAATCATCAATTTACATCATTCCCATCATATCTCCAAACCCACCCTCATCTTTTTTATCGTCTGGTTTGTCTACTATAATAGCTTCTGTTAGTAATACAGTTCCTGCTACTGAGGCCGCATTTTCAAGGGCGGTACGAGTTACTTTAGCTGGATCAATAATTCCTGCTTCTTTCATATTAACAAACTCATCTGTTTTTAGATTATAACCTGTCCAATGATCAGAATTTAACAAGGTATTACTAGCATGATAAATATATTCTTGATCAATACCCGCATTTGTTAAGATTTTCTTAAATGGAGAACCACATGCTTTATACACAATGTCTGATCCAATATTGGTTCGATCAATATATTCACGAGCATGTATTAAAGCAGCACCTCCACCTGGAACAATACCTTCTTCAAGAGCGGCTTTGGTAGCTTGGAGAGCATCATCAACACGGTCTTTCTTCTCTTTCATTTCGGTTTCAGTAAATCCACCAACATATATGATAGAAACACCTCCAATAAATTTAGCTAAGCGTTCTTGAAGTTTTTCTTTTTCATACGGTGATACTGATTTTTCAATTTGAGATTGAAGTTCTTCAATACGAGATTTAATTTTATCTTCATCTCCTTTACCATCAATAATAGTTGTTTCATCTTTATTAACAGTAACTACTCGAGCCTCACCAAACCATTCCCAACTAAATTTGTCTAGTTTCATACCTTTTTCTGTACTAAACACTTGACCACCTGTCATAATAGCAATATCCTCAAGAATTAGTTTACGACGATCTCCAAAATCAGGTGCTTTAATAGCTACGGTTTTCAAAGTACCACGTGCTTTATTTACTATCAAAGTAGCTAATGCTTCCCCATCAATATCTTCAGCAATGATAACTAATGGCTTATTTTGGTTAGATACTGCCTCTAAAATAGGTAATAATTCTTTTACAGTAGTAAACTTTTTATCAGCAATTAAAACTAGAGCATCGTTAATAGTAGTACTCATTGAATTGTTGTCGGTTACAAAATATGGAGACTTGTAACCGCGATCAAACTGCATACCCTCAACGTTTTCAAGATATGTTTCACCATTCTTAGATTCTTCAATGAATACTACACCCTCACGACCTACTTTCTGCATTGCTGTAGCAATCAATTCTCCAATCTCTGGATCATTATTGGCTGAGATAGTAGCAATTTGTTTAAGTTGTTCCTCAGATGAGATATCTTCTTTAATAATACCATGTAATGCTCCTATTACTTGTTTAACAGCAACATCCATTTCTCGTTTTAATTCAACAGCATTAATTTCATTATTTAATTCTTTTAATCCTGCTTTAATCATTTCAGCGGCCAATAAAGTAGATGTTGTAGTTCCATCACCCGCTACATCTGCGGTTTTAATAGCAGCTTGTTTAACCATTTGAACCCCTACCTCTTCAATAGGATCTTCTAATACAATAGATCTTGCTACAGATACTCCATCTTTTGTACTTTGAGGAATACCATTATTAGTTATAATAACATTTCGGCCATTAGGTCCTAATGTAGCTGTTACTGCGTTTGCTAACTTGTCAATACCGTTAGCTAATTTTCTACGTCCCTCAGGACCAAATTCTATAATTTTGCTCATAATTAGTCTTGATTTACTTTTGCCAATACTTGATTCTCAACCCCAATCCAGTATTCATCACCTTTGTATTCCATCTTAGAGAAACCCATAGTTGGTAATACTACTACATCTCCTACTGTTAAGCTAGTAGGTAAAAAAGTACCGGTAGCCGAATAATGACCCGGTCCAACAGATACTACTTCTGCTAATTTGTTTTTCTCAGTTCCTAAATCAGGAACAATAATACTACCATACGATGTTTCTTCTACATCCATTGGTTTTACGATAATTGCGTTATAAATTGCTTCTAATGACATATGTTATATATTAAATGTTTTACCAAAAATTTCGGTTAATGAATTATATTTATCCATGTATTCTTTAAGAGAATCATAGGAATAATTATTAGTTTTATTTCTAATTACTGTTCTTAAAGCACTTCCCATATTGGAATAATGACCTATAATTTTAGTGTATTCTTTAGTTGAATCTGAGTAACGTGCATCAGGAGTAATACTAATATTTACAGTAACACAATGATCATCTATAGAAATGAAATAAGGTTCCATAATAGGATCTTTTACAAAACGAGTGTATTCTTTTTCTTTTATCATAACGTCAATATACGAAATATCTATTGCTCCTCCAAATTTTCCTCAAGAAGTTTTTCTTCTTCTTCAATAAGTTGTGCCTCTTCTATTATTCTAACAAACCAAAATAATCCATCTTTTCTGAATACATGAGTAGAATTTGTTTTGTTTTTAAAATGTTCAGTATCTATTTGAACATGCTCAGGTATTTTTCTTACAATATGATACATAGTACCATCATTTGTATTAATTAAATCTAAAATCATAATTCTTTAGCAACAATAAAATATTCACTTTTTATACTTCCATTATCAAAAGAAAGTTTCATAATACCTTCTAAATTGATACCCATAACACAATTGGCTACATCTTTATTACAATACATGATCTCTCTGATTAAATTAGAATTGTAATGAACTTTAAAATCAGATGGTAAACTATGTGTAGTTATGTCTGGAAGGTAAAATGATACTTTATTCGAGTATTCAATATTACCTCCAAATAACATTTCTAATTGTAAATCACCATCATCGTTAGTAAATGGTTTAAATACAACTGTATCGGTGTCGGCCAAAGCTGATTTTGCTTTAACTATAGCGTTTATACTTTCGTTATCTAAATTAGCTTTTATGTTATATAGGTCATCACCAACATATTTACCTGCTTTAGGGATGATCATTGTATCAGCTAAAGCATAATTTAAAGTAAATTGGTTATCTGCTATAATTAGTTTGCTAATAAGTTTATGGTGTTTTTGATACTTTAAATCTAAATAACCATTTGTAATAGCTAATAATTTATTTAATTGGGTAGTATTACTGATACCAATAGATGAATCCTCTAATTCAAAATTATCACAAGTTACAACCCCAATCATTGTTTTATCGGGGGATGTAAACTTAATTGTTAACTTATTGTCTTGAATATCCCAACGAACTGCTTCATTCATGGCATTCAAGTAATACTTTGAAATAATACTTATTATATCTAATTTATTTATCATCTTTAAAATTTAAAAAATTTATTTATGTTTTGGTTTAATACTACAGCACCCCAACCTAGATCGGAATATAATGATTCTAGTTTGTTTTTCAAAACTCCATCAAATAAACCGTCTCGGTCTATATATTTTTCAGCAAATTCTAATAATTCGGGAGCATCATTGTATCCGTTTAAGGCCATAACATCTATTCTGTATGGATTATTTTTTAGATAAACAATATATATTTTATCTCCTATTTGAAAAACGGGATAATTTTTATCTAAACCTTTAAAACGAAGTAAATCATTTGTAAAGATTGCTGATTTAGTATTAATAGGGCATTTATTACCTAATCTAGAAAATATTTCACCTGATCTAGGAGATGATGCAATGTATTCTCCCATTTTCTTTAGACCAGTTGGTTTTAGGATTTGTCTCCAATCAATTGTCCTTAATTCGGTTCTAAACTCTAGTATTTGTTTGTCAATATCATCTTTAGGTTTACCGAACATGATTTCATTAATTAAATGTTCTCCGAATTTTTTAAATAATGGTGGGAAATTTGATTTCATCAAATCTAATCCCTTAACATCCAATTCATCCACAGTTACACCCTCTTTATTAACAATATGTTGGGCATATCTACGTTTACCAGCAAAATAACCTCTATCAAGTACAACCTCTTGTTTTAATTCAAAATAATGTGGTTCATTTTCTCCTAAATTAAATGCTTCTTTTGAAAACTCACCAATAAATTTATTAGCCATTAGCTGTAACTCAGTAGCAATAATTAGAATCTTACTAATTACATCTTCTTTATCATTAAAATCAATATCTGGGTGCTTTGCTATTAGTAGGTCTTTACATTGGATGAAAAGAGAATCTGTATCACTAGTAACTATATAATCTACTGGTTTAGTATTACCTAATTGTTTGTTTATATAATCATTCATATTAATAATACTTTCCTGTAAAAGTCTTTGACCAGAAAGTGTTATCGCCTTACTAATAAATTTATTACCATCAGTGTATCTCCAACTATTAACAGCAAATACACCATAAACATCATTGAGTTTAATTTTATAAGCATGTTGACGTTTATTATAAAATTCTCCCATAACAGGATCATTATCAACTTTATATGCTTTTTTCATTAATGCCTTATACTCTTGACGTTTAGCAAACCAATCAGATAAAATCTCACATACAACACTTGATTTATCTTTACGAAACATTACACCAGGGGCAGAAATAATCAAATCATTTTTTTCAATTATTTCAATTAACTCTTTTATTTGAATTTTGGAAGTAGCAATTGTTCTATCTTTTTTAATCTTTTCAATACTAACTATTTTCTCAGGATTCATCTGTTTTAATTCCTTCAATGACCACTGATTGTCAAACTTGCCAGAATTTACAACCCTGCCAACTAATGTTTCAATTCCCATATTCATTGAACGAATAATAGAGGGATACAGTGAGGTGAAATCTAAATCAATAACCCACTCATATAATCCGGGTACAGGATCTTTTAAATAACCTCCAGCATATTCTGATAGGAAAATAATTTCATCGTATTCATCCTTAGATATATTGCCTTGCTCAAATTCCCATTTTGCTTTTTTAATACTAAGATCTTTTAAAACAGGATTATAGGTAGTTGGTTTATTAGGGGAAACAATATCTTTACGTTTTAAATAGGTTAAAATAGCGCCCTCATTTAAAATTGTTGAATAGTAAATAGAATCATAGGTTGTATGGCATAAATGACCTATTGTAATAGTTAATTCAATAAATTTCATTATTTGTTCTAACTCAACAATAATCTCAACATCTCGTACGTTATAATCAATAAATTTATTTATATCATCTTCAAATAATTTATCTAATGATCCCTGGTATTCAATTTTATCTAATTTAGCATATTTTCTACCGATATCTCCTAAACGATATGATGGTTCTTGTTTTACTATGTACTTTTTAAATAAAAGCATATAATCAAGATGATTAATACCACCAATAGTAATTGGATCATCTGTATTATAATCATTATATGTTACTTTACGAATAGGGGACATATAATTTGCTATTTCCTCACCACAAACTAATCTAATACGATTATATAAATAAGGCATATCAAAAAATGCACTATTCCATCCTGTGATAATAGTAGGATCTAATTTAATCCATAAATCAAGAAATCCATTTAATAATGATTTTTCGTTTTTATAGGGAATAATATGTTTCTCATTAGAAACAGTCTCATTCATCTTTCCAGCCTCATCTAAAATTAAACAATAATATGTTTTGCTATTATTATCATATAAAGCAATAGCTGTTATCTTACCTTGTGGATTCTTAATATTTGTAGGAGTTAAAGCACCTGCTATTTCACACTCGATATCTAAATAAACAGTATTATGGAACTTAGGTGTGTCATCTGATTCGTAATAATAGTCAACTAATAATCGAGTAACTTTGTCTACATCTTTCTCAAAATATTTAGTATCTTTCCAGTTATCCATTTTTTTAGTAGGAGATACTCTAGTACCCTCTAAAGTTTCTAATTCACCATCTGGATCTGGATAATAAACGGTAGGCCAATATTGAAATGTTTTAAAACCATCCCAACGATCATCCCTTAAATAATATTGTTTCTCTGATCTGTCGTAAAATACTGCTTGATACACGATGTGAATATAATAAAAAAAGCTTGGTTTCCCAAGCTCTCTTTATAAGAAAATAATAAATGTTTTACTCGTTTTCGTCCATTTCATCCATCATTTCTTGACGAACTTTAAGGCTATGTTTTTTCAAACGATAAAGTCCATAAATAATAGTAGATAAAATAAGTATTATAATTAGCTTGTCCATAGTATTAGGAAGGTTTATAAGCGGTATTTAATCCCTGAAATTGGCCTGAGTATTGCTCTCCTACCTCATCAACTCGCCAAAATGCAATTTGAGCAACTCTAGCATTTTTTTCAATAATAGCTAACCCATTTACAATCATTGTGCTATTCATTTGTTCACAATGAAAACCCGGATCCCACCAAGGTGATTCGATAATAGTTCCAGTACGATACAAAGATGAGCGATGAGTAATTTTAGCCGCACAATCAGCAGGCACGTGAATACCTTCATTAAATGTAACAGAATAAATACCTTTTTCAAGTCGCCAACATTCTTTCCCATCAATATTAATTGTAGGGATGTCAATGTATCCTTCAGGATCTATTTCTGTTTTATCTAACATAACCCATGAACCAACATCGATTCGTTCAATTTTACAAGCAGACAAGTCAATGCCTATTTGTGCTCTTTTTGAGTACTCTGATTCTTTAATGTACTCTGATATTTGATTTGAATTTAATAACATACTTTATTTATAAACTATTTTTGCTGTAATAACTTCTTTGCCTCTACTTTCAACAATACGTTTTGCCTCATCAGTAGTATTTGCTTTTACATCCATTGTTTGGGATTTGGATGAACCTTTATCCCTATAAGATACTTGATACGTTGTCATATTTGATGTCCTCCATTATTAATTTTTAAGCTATCAAAGAATTCTTTACGGGCTTGGTTTTCATTTTGAAGAAATACTCCAGATGCTTTAGTTGTTACCATAGATGCTCCTTGATGTTTTACACCCCTACATGATACACAATTGTGGGTTGCAACTATAGTTATAATTACACCCTTATTGTTTTCACAGATTTTATCTACTGCTTGGTGAATAGCTGATGTAAGTTGTTCTTGGATAGCACCTCTACGGCCAAAATGTTCTACAATACGATTTAATTTAGATAAACCAATTACTGAACCATTTTCACCTACAATGTAACCAATATGAACTACACCTCCAATTGTTTGGTGGTGGTGGCTACACATTGATGTAAGAGGAATATTACGTTCAATAACAATACCATCATAACCATCACTGGGAAATGAGGTAATATCACTCATAGCATCATAACGACCTTTCCATAGGTCAAAAACATATGCTTTTGCTACTCTACGAGGAGTATCTGAACTATTAGGATCATTTTCCCAATCACAACCTAATGCTGTTAAAAATTTACCATATGCTTCTGCTGCTTCATCAACCATTGACCACTTTTCCTTTTCGGTGAACGGGAAACCAGGTGCAACTCCGTTGGCATAACCTGTTTTAACTACTTCTAAATTTAATGTAAATATTTTTTTATTGTCCATAACTTATTGTTAATATATTAATCTTCTGCTAAAATTCCAAGTATATGTTTAAGGTTCCTTTTAGTTCCATCATTTGAATCTAATCCATATCCTACTAGCCAGTGTTCTTTAGATAATTCAAATCCCCAAATTAAATCCTCATTGTGTGAAAATTCTTTTTTAAATAAAGTTACTGGGGTAATTGATTTTGGATTAAAATTTTTAAGATGTTTTGTTAAACGAGTTATAGTATTACCTGAATCATAAATATCATCTATTAGATAGACATCTTTGCCTTTAATATCCATATCAATGGATTTTAAAATTCGTATCTCACCCTGTGATTGATTCTCGTAAGATTTCGCACGTATAAAATCTATATGGCAATCACCCATATGTTTCACCAGGTCCGTAAAAAACATGAATGCGCCGTTTAAAACGCATATAAACACGGGGGGTTCATCGTGTTGTATTTTTTTAAGGTTGTGAGCAATTTCCCCTACTTTGTTTTGGATTTCTAATTCTGTAAATAGTGTTATCATAAAACTAATTCTTTTAAAACTTTTTTGATTTCATATGGTCCTTCAAAGTGATGTTTACCATTTTCATCTTCTATAACTAATGTTGGGATATATTCTACATTAAAATGTTCTGTTAGAATACTATCTTCATAAGTATTAATTAATTGTACATTTAATGGTTCTTTTATTTCATCAATAATGTGTTGAATACTTCTACAAGCACCACATCCTTGTCCATAAAAATAAGTAATGGTTGGTTTCATGTGTTATAAATATTAAAGTTTTGATTCAGGAGTATTAAATCTTTTTTTTACTGTTTCAGATATTGAAATAGGTACACCCTCATTATCAACTCTAACGAAAGTCATATTTGTATTTAAAATTATCTGTTCATCTCCTCTAAATACATTATATGTTCTTGCCTCTACCTCAAAGGTAGTAGAGGTATCTCCCATTTTAGAAACTTGGGCATATATTTTAACTAAATTACCTTCCTTAGCGGGTCGTCTAAAAGTACACTTATCTATTGATACAGTAATCATATTATTAGTATGACATGTTTCCATAGCATAAGCAGCAATCGCGGTATCTATCCAGCTAAGCAATTGGCCGCCGAATAGATTACCATGAAAACCTAAATCTGATTTTTTAACTGGGTGTGTTACTAATAGTTCCATTACACAGCACGTTGTTGATCGAAGGCAATGATGTGTTCACGACCTGTAAAATTATAGCCATTATTTGTACACCACTCAATGACCATTGGATACACCCTAATCAATTCATTCCTAGTATCACCAGGAGGCATTATCCATACCTTTTGTTTATTAGTGACTTCAATTTTATTAAGGAGATCCTTAATCTCTTCCCATACCTCAGGCATCTCAATTGGATTAACTACAGGTTTAATGTGAAAATCATTATGATACTCAATCATCATTTTCATTGCCTCATAATTTAATCTAAATTTCTCATGTTGATCAATCATTTTCTGATCAACTAATTTAGCCATCGGCGTAGAAACATCCAACTTAGGGATAGAGTTACTAAACTTAGGGCTAAGAGAAACCAACCCAATTGGATAATCTGTTTTGATAAAGTGGGATCCTTCTGTTTCAATGGTTATAAATATGCCACGTTCATTAGCAAAATGAGTTAATTCATTAACTAGGTCTGGCTGCATAGTAGGAGAACCACCCGTAAGCATCATCTCAGTTATATCAGGACGTTCATCATACATTTTAATAATATCATTAAATGTAATATGTCCTTTTTCAGGATGAATACTCGTATACCAGCTGTCACACCACCCACCTGCTCCAAACCAGCATCTGTGAGTGCAACCTGTTGTTCTAATTACAACAGTTGGATATCCAGCTCTTGATCCCTCTGATTGTACAGCATAATACAATTCAACTACAGGTAAGGTTTTACTATAATCTGTAATTCTACCTGGTGTATCTTTAAGCCATTGTTTCTCTGTTACTTTATTACTATCCATAATTATCCTTTATAAAATGCTGTATTTTTCTCATGTTCACGGAATTCAACCTGAACTACTTTAACTCTACCGTTTGTTTCTTTTACAATAAAATTACTTAATTTATCATAAATGTATTCGGCAAAACATTCTGCTCCTGTAGCTGGGATAACTCTTAATTGAATAAGCCCATCATCATTCATTTCCTGGAACCAGCCTAATTGTGGATCATCTTCTGCTATAATTGTTGTATGATCAAACATATGATCCATCCATGCTTTTGGATTCATACCATCAATAGTGCCTTTAGCCCTCTTCATTCCTCCAAAATCCCAAACCCAATTACGTTCGTCTAATTTACCTTCGAACCATACTTTAAATGATATTCCATAACCATGAAGAAATCTACAGTGTGTTTCTTCTGCTTTCCATTGACGAAATACTGTTGAATATCCGTCAAATATTTTTGTTGATCTAAAACTACCCATTGATAAAATTTATTACATCTTGATAACTTCTTGCGCCTACAAATCTACGAACCTCTTGTTCGTTTTCCACTAGTATCACAGTAGGAACTGATCTAACATTTGCTCTAGCCGTTAATTCGGCTTCATAATCTACATTTACTTTTACAACAGATATAACTGATGATAATTGGTCCATTACAGGTCCAAATGTTTGGCATGGTACACAACCTGCTGTACTATAATAAAATAATTTTTTCATACTAATTCTTCTATAATTCCTATTACCTCACTCAATATAAGAACACCTGCTGCTATAAACAAGTTATAGGGTATAATAGAATACCCGCAAATTCTAACTGATGATTTTATAAAGCTCACAAGTTGATGGGTTTTAGGATTTGGGTATTTTATGTCTAGGTTAAAATGGTCACCTGTGGTTGAATCTGAATCATGGAGATACGGTAATGGGCTTGGGTTCTTTTTATTTTTTTGTTCGTGTAATTTTTTCATATTTCTTCTTTATTAATCATCTCAACTCCTGAATATTCTTTCAGGAGCCAAGATGTGGATTCTTCAAATAGTGATTTACCCTCATTCCAATTGTAGGACCATTGAGGAGAACCACTTTTTAAGCCTGTGTATATTTGTCCCTCTTTAGAAATTATAACATACATGGGGGCAAAAGGTAATGATTTTTTATATTGTTTTCGAATACTCATCTAGAACGGAAGATACGTACTCTTTTACGAATTCCCAAGTTACTGGACCAAATTCATCAGCATATTGAACTGGATCTTTACGATCTAATTTAATAAAAGCCTCTACTCGTTCAACTGAGGATGCTGATTTGTAATCTGAGAACCACTCAACTGATCTTAAGGTTTCACCTTGTTTATTTTCATAAAAAACTTCATGTTGAATTGGTTTGTAAGATGTATTAGTACGTTTATATACCTCATCAAAATTAATTCCTAATTTTTCACAGCAAACTATACCATCTTGTAAAATAGTAAACTTATTACCTTCCATATAAGGAGCATAAAAATCTACTTTATCACTACCCCAATTTCCAACTTTAAAAGCATGTAAATCCGCTTGTCTAAATTCTTCTGTTGTATCTGGGTAAATTGTATGATCACCTGAATGAAGACCTAAAGCAATAACACATTCTGTGTTTTTAGTTTCTGCAATTGATAAAGCAACTGCTTGAGTAATAGATGAAAAAATCTTATTTCGATTAGGAACAACAGTTGCTTTCATATTCTCTTCAGCATAGTGACCTTCAGGAACTTCTGCTCCGCCGGTTACAAGTGCTGAATTGAGTAATTCAGATAAACCATCAAGTTTAATTACTTGATATTTAACTTTAGGAAATCTTATCTCCCATACTGGTTTATCGGTTTTTATTAAGTTATTGTTGTTAAGGTAGTTAACTAATTCTTGAGCACGCTCTAATTCAACCGAGTGTTTTTGACCATAGTCAAAGGAAATAGCACAAACTTCATAGCCATTGGCAAGTAGATGAAGCAGTAAAGTGGAAGAATCTAAACCTCCACTTAACGATAATACTGCTTGTTTTCTCATTAAAATGATACTGTTGAAATTACTCTAATAGCTAATTCAGAGGCATCGTACTCAGCTAAATCTTTATCTCTAGCTACTTGAAATTCTACCGATACTCCGTTTTTGGTTTCTACCCAAAGTTCTTTAATGAACTCGGTCTTAATAATTTTGTCGTCTTCGTCTCTCACTACTTGAAAGACTGCTACTTTGTTTTGCATAATTAT